GATTTATTAAGTGAAAATGATATTGTTGATTTTGATACACCACATGGTAAACTTGGGTATCAAGTTAGCCAATTAGGTTACTCAGCAGAAGACAATACATTATCAAATTATTTACATAGCATTAGTAGTAAAATTAGTGCTGGTGGGCAACTTAACCAATTCGAATATGGTACTATTAAAAGTTGTTTACTAAGTGCAGGTCAGCACAATGTAAAAACTGCTCCTGTTGACGTTGAAGAGTCATATGAAGCATTTATTGACCAATTTGTAGAGTAATATAGTACTTTATAGATAAATAAATTTGTTGGTAAAATAATTTACCAATAGTTGTAAAAAGGTGTTGACTTTTTTACATCTTGGCATTATAATAGAAAAATAGTAATACCCTAAACACAGAAGGTATTACGAACATGGCAAATATAGGAGAAAATATCATGGCCTCATTAGCAGAAATAAGAGCAAAATTACAATCAATGGAAAGCAATTCCAAAGGTAATTCCCAAGCTCAAAGCGATAACGCAATATACCCATTTTGGAACATAGACGAAGGTAGTAGTACTTTACTAAGGTTCTTACCTGACTCAGATCCAAACAACACGTTCTTTTGGGTTGAACGACAAATGATCAGACTTACATTCCCTGGAGTTGTAGGCGGCGATCAAAAACCAACTACTGTACAAGTTCCTTGTATGGAAATGTTTGGTGAAAATTGTCCAGTATTAACTGAGGTACGTCCTTGGTTTAAAGATCCAAGTTTAGAAGACATGGGCAGAAAGTATTGGAAAAAAAGAAGTTACATCTTCCAAGGGTTTGTAAATGAAAATCCTTTAGATGAAACTGCACCAGAGAATCCAATTAGAAGATTTGTAATTGGTCCTCAAATATTTAACATAATCAAATCAGCACTTATGGACCCAGAAATGGAAAACCTCCCAACAGACTATGTTGCAGGTACTGATTTCCGTTTAGCAAAAACTACAAAAGGTCAATACGCAGACTATTCTACAAGTAAGTGGGCAAGAAAAGAAAGTTCTCTTACTGAAGAACAACTTGCGGCAATTGATACACATGGTTTGTATAACTTAAACGACTTCCTTCCTGCTAAACCAACAGCAGAAGGCGTACAAGCAATAGCAGAAATGTTCCAAGCAAGTGTAGATGGGGAATTATATGACCCAGCAAAATGGGGTAACTTTTTCAAACCCTATGGACTTGATACAGGTACACAAACACAATCAACAGTTGCACCGGCTCAACCTGCTCCAGCAGTACAGACACCTGCAACAGAGAGTGTGGCTCCTGTAGCGGAAACAACTGCACCAGCAGTAGAAACTCCTGCTCCAGCACCAGCGGCTGAAACAGTAGCAACTGCTCCAGCAGAAGATACTGGTAAGAAATCAGCAGATGATATTCTTAACATGATCAGAAACAGACAGTCGTAAGGAGAAATTATGCAAAAACCATTTGACTTAACAAAGTTCAGAACCGGTTTAACTAAAAGCATTTCAGGTATTAGTGCTGGTTTCCATGACCCAAAGGATTGGATCAGCACTGGTAACAAAACATTAGACTACCTAATAAGTGGGGACTTCAATGGAGGTATCCCACTAGGTAAAGTTAGTGTATTTGCAGGTGAATCAGGTTCTGGTAAATCGTTTATATGTTCTGGAAACATTGTAAAAAATGCACAAGATAAAGGATGCCAAGTAGTATTATTTGACTCTGAAAATGCATTGGATGAACAATGGCTACAGGCATTAGATGTAGATACGTCACCAGAAAAACTATTAAAAATTAGTGTTTCAATGATTGACGATGTTGCTAAAGCAATAAGTGAATTTATGAAAGATTATAAAAATAACTATGGAGATCTTCCTTACGAAGAAATGCCTAAGTTATTATTTGTGATTGATAGTTTAGGTATGTTATTAACGCCTACAGACGTAACACAATTTGAGAAAGGTGATATGAAAGGAGATATGGGTAGAAAACCAAAGGCATTGGCGTCTTTAGTTAGAAACACAGTTAACCAAATAGCACCCTTTCCAATAGGTATTGTCGCAACAAACCATACTTATGCATCACAAGACATGTTTGATCCTGATGATAAAATATCAGGCGGGCAGGGTTTTATATATGCAAGTAGTATTGTTGTAGCAATTAAGAAACTAAAATTAAAAGAAGATGCAGATGGAAACAAAGTATCTACAGTACAAGGTATAAGAGCCGCCTGTAAAGTTATGAAGTCCAGATATAGCAAACCTTTTGAAGGTGTGCAAATCAAGATTCCATATGAAACAGGAATGGACCCTTATAGTGGTATGTTAGAAATGTTAGAAGCAAAAGGCATTGTGGTTAAAGCGGGTAACAAACTTTCTTATGTATCACCAGTAACTGGTGAGGAAATCAAAGAGTTCAGAAAAGGTTGGACTGATGATAAACTTCAAGTAATTTTAGATGAATGGGGTCAAAATCCTATAGCACAAGAAGGTGTGCCAGAAGATATTGAACCAGAAGTATTAGAGCCAGAAATGGAGGAATATTCAGATGAATCCTGAAACTGAATTACTTTATAATGTATGGGATAGTATTAAACCATACATTTCAGTAAAAGAAAGACTTCATGTTGCTGAAGAAATTGTAAGAACATTTGATGATATGTTAGATATATCAGAAGTAGAAGATGCACTTAACCAGTTTGATTCAGTAATGAAGACAGCACTAATTAGTCATTTTGAATTCGGTTTAGAAGATGATGACGAAAAGGATTGGGAATAATTAATGGCTACCCATTATAATAAAATTGTTCAAGACTTAGGTAATATAGTTCCGGCAATCGAGTATTACGAAAAGGAATTGAACGAAGCCAGATGGGAAGTCAAGATCAAAGGGAGTCTGGAGAAAGCCTCCGCCTCCCTACCCGGTCTGACAGAGTTTCGCTTCAATCAACTACAAGAGATTGAAGCAATACTCGAACATTTAAATATAGAACTTCGCAGAGAACGTTCTAAAACATTCCGTAAATATTTAGAAAACTATAATAGAACTTTGAGCAGTAGAGATGCAGATAAGTTTGTAGATGGCGAAC